TTCTTTGTTTTTTGAATGTAATCTTTTTAAGAACTTTTTATCAAAGTGGTCTTCGTGAATATGAGATACAAAAAGTATATCAGTTTTTGAAATAATTTTATCCCAATCTAAATTTCTATTGTCTGGATAAACACTCCAAGTCTTAAAAAATGCTGGATTATCACTATGCCAAGGGTCACATAATATATTTACATCGTTAGTCTCAATCAGTAAACCAGCGTGTCCTGTAAAAGTAATTTTCATATCTTTAAGTATATCCTTTTTCTGTTGTGTGTAAAATAAGGTCCTGGTCTATCTTTGAAACTCCAAGCCCTAACCCAATCATAAATATCTTCTAATGGATAACCATAGTCCATTTCTAAATCTTTGTTTGAATCTATATCGTAGTAATGTGGATTAGGTTCCGGTTCTATAAAGTCAATCACCTTATCTTCTATTATCTTTTTGTATGTATCTTTAAACATTCTTAGAGCTAATAGTTCAACTCTATTAAATAAATCTTCTGCAGTGTCTGTATCCTTGATGACACATTTATAACTTTCTATTATGGGTCCGTCATCTAATTTTGGTGTTATGTAGTGTAATGTAGTTCCGTGATAATCTTCACCATTTGCTATTGCCCAACTTGTAGAATATCTACCTCTATATTTTAGTCGATATGAATGGTGTAGATTAATTATATTTCCATTTACCGAATTAATATGTTCCTCACTAATTAGTTTCCAATAATTTATAGAAAATATTACATCTGGATTCAAGTCAATAACATTTTGTATGTCATCAAATGTATCTATCCCAAGTTTGACTGATGTATCTGCTAACTTATCGTCCCACCAACCTTTAAATGGTGGTGCAACAACACCTACTATTTCACAATCATTTTGTTCAACAATCCATTTGAGTATCTCAACTGAAATATCTCTACTTCCTAATAATGCTATTCTTTTCACACTTCTCCAATAATGAGTTTGCTATATGGTTAATATCGTTTTCATCTAACCACCAACCACAAGGAAGTGATATTTGATGTTTATTAAAGTAATCAGTTTCTGGTAGTTCTTTAAAACTATCCTTGAAACAAGTATAGTAATGATTAGGAACGTGAACAACACCGGCATTTATACCTTCATCATTTAACTCTTGTAATATTTTATCTCTATCTAAATGTTCTGATAGAATTGCAGTATAAACCCAAAATGTTGGTTTTGACTGACTTGGATAATCAAGACCCTTTACAAACATTTTATCAGAAAATATTTCTTCGTATAAGAGTCCATTGTTTTTATGTGAGTCAATAATATTATTGATGTATGGTATTTGAGATAAACCAATCGCTGCAGTTATGTTATTCATATGAAATTTAAATCCAGCTTCTACGACATCCATTTCCCATCTTTGTCCTTTCCACTCACCCTTTTCATCTTTGGTAGCATCTCTGTCTATACCGAACCACTTTAATGCTTTCGCTCTTTGAAACTCTTTTTCATCAGTATTCACAACCAACAATCCACCATCTCCGGTAGTGATATGTTTGATAGCTTGTAAACTATAACAAGTATAATGTGCAAAATGATGAACCTGTTTTCCATTATATTCTGCACCAATTGAGTGAGCTGCATCTTGAATGAACTTAATGTTGTTCTTTTCACAAATATCATATATTCTTTCTAAATCACAAGGAAGTCCTGACCAATTAACACACAAAAGTGCTTTTGTTTTTGGTGTAATTAATTCTTCTATTTTATCTGGATTTATATTTCCTGTTCTGTGGTCGATATCTGCCCAAACCACATTTGCACCAAATGTATGTATAGGTGTATTGGATGCAACACAAGTCATAGATGTTGCAATAACTTCGTCTTCTGGACCAACATCACTCAACTTGAGAGCTAATGTTAGTGCAGATGTACAACTATTAAGTGATATTGTTTGTTCGTGATTAAACCAATTTTTGAAATAATCAGTTAGTTCTGTAACCTGTTCTCCTTCATTTACAAAACCACTATTTAAAACTGGTTCTAATTGTCTTAGTGCATCATCTGTGTTGATGTGAACTTTAAACATTGGATACTTCATTTTGACTCCTTACTTATGAGCGTCTTTTACGAGAGCTCGTTTTTTTCCTAACTCTCCTATTTTATCATCATCTTGTGGTCTGGAAACAAATAGTGCTTTACTTCTTTCACCCACCTCACCACTTTTCAATATACTCCAAGTGATTGATTTTCTTTCTGACAACACTTCTGGAACCCCGTGATACGAAGTGTCAGAATTTAAAAATATAACCATTCTGTTGTTGATTGGTGCTATAGAATTAGTACACTCAGTCATATCATCATTCCATACCTCGAAGAAACCACTATCCTCTTGTTTCCAATCTTCATTAAAATAAATTAAACAAGTTAGTTCTTTTCTTAATCCTGATTCTGGATTCAGTCTTGCATCACTATGAACTGCTTGAAATCCATTAGTAACCATAGTTCTAATACCTGACCACCTCATACTCTCATCACCAATTAGATTATCAACTCCTGTCATTTCTGAAATCTTATCAGTAAAATCTTGACTATGAAGAAATTTTAGAAACTCATTTAAGTATCCTCTGGTGTCATCTATATCATATGAAATCATACCTTGTTCAAGTATGTTTTTTTCACCATCAATCATTTCGTGTCCACCATGCCACTTAGGGTCTTTTAAAGATGGCCACAACTCGTGAATCATTCTTAAAACGTGTTCGTTTAAAAAATTATCAATTATCCAAATTGGATATGGTTCTTTTAATTCTACTAAATCGTAGTTATCATTTATAATACTTCTACTAATTTTCATTTTTATTCCTCGTACATTTTTTCTGCTAACTCAAACTCTACCACATTATCAATGTCAAGTGATTCATCAACTGGGATTGAGTATAAATCACTAACTGGTGTTTTGATGTTATTATATTTATTAAATTCTTCTTTTGAAATAATCACAATACCAAAATTCAACTTGTAAAACTTCTCAGATAAATCTTGACTCTTTGGGTGATTTGGCCAGTCATAGTTTAGTGGTTTATCATTTCTCCAAATGTAGTCTTTAATTCTATCAACACCGATTAGAGATTTACCATTATAACTTTGGATTGCATCAACATAAGTGTCATATGTAATTAATGGACTTGTACATTGACACAACATAGAGTGTTCTGTATTTGTATTCATCAATACATCTCTCCAATATGATGTTATTGGAGCTTCTGAACTTGCTAATCCTGATTCTCTTTCAACGAATCTTACACCATAGTTTTCTGATATTCTCTTTGACTCATCACAATCACTATTTACAATGATATCTGATATTACATTGTCCTTTTTTAATTGAAGTAAAGTTAATAGTTTGTATTCTAATAAACTTTTTTCTGCAAATGGTCGAGTGTTCTTACTCTTTACTCTTTCAGAACCTGACCTTGTTGGAACTACTGCTGTAATATCAACCATTGTCCACCCAATATTTATCCCAGTCGGTAAAGTGATATCCTTTATCATCAATATACTGAACACCTCTTGGTTTTTCTGATGTAACTTTAGTTACGAATTTGTCCATATCGTATTTCTCTAACCACTCCCATACTAATTGTGTTCCTGTTTTACCATTGACCAATCCTCTATCTGGTTTCGCTTTTGCTGTGAATATTACCACATCATATTTCTTCGATAGTTTTTCAAGTGAATCTTTTGCACCTTCTAAAGGTTCATCATATATGGTTCCGTCGTGAAATCCTTTTGAGTTTTTATGAATAACCCCATCAAAATCAATTGCTATGTTTCTTAGTTCATCATTGAAACCAACTACCCTTGGTTCTCCAATAGTGTTGAGTCTTGAAATATCATCTGGTCTGTTATCACCGATAGGTGGACATACTTTACCACTTCCGTGAGTTAACTCATATTGTAATAATAATGATAATACTTCAATCGTATGGTAGTAATCACAACCAACAGCAACCTCACTAATTGTAGGAACCTTTTCAGTCAATGGTTTTGCAGTTACACACGCGATTGGTATATCATTTGAATATCCCCATTGAAAAGACTTAATTAAATCTTTTGATGTTCCGGAAGATGAAAACCCTAAAATTAAAGTTTTTTCCAATTGTTGTTTTGTTTTACTTGATGTTATCATTTTTAACCATTGAACCATCCATTGGTCAAAATCTGTGTCGTTAATCAATGAAGTTACTACGGTTGCACTATCTGGACACATTGCATTTTTTGTTCCATTACTTAATCTTGATATATCAATAGCTGCATGTGATGCAACTGCAAGATTACCACCGTGTCCTAAAACATAAATGTCATCTGCGTTGTTAAATTTTTCTTGTAGTTCTTTCCAGTCATCTGAATTTACAACCTCGTAAAATAAACTTTCTATATTTTCTATATTTAACATATCATCTCCTATATAATTGATTCGTATAATCTATTTTGAACTTCTTGTCGGTTAATATCTTTTTCGTGTTTTAAAGTTAATTCTTCGTGTGGTGGTAAATGGGAATAAGTTTTTGCTCCGTCTATTATCTCGTGAACTGGTTTGACCCATTTAATATCATCTGTATTTCTAAATATTCTCGCCTGATAATCTGGAAAGTTTATCCAACCCTCATCAGTTTGTCTCCATTTCCAAAGATTCAAATGGAAATCCGTGATACCATTTACAATGTTAATTCTTGGAACCCATACTAAATCTGTATCATTGATTTCCAATATTGTTGGTAATTGTTTTATTAATATTTCATTTGGAATTTCATCTGCATCAATGTGAAATATATAATCACCTGAACAATGTTCTTTTGTATAATTTTTTAGTGCTGCAAAGTCTTTTCTAAAATCAAATGATGTTACTTTTAAATTTCTGAAATAATTTCCATACTCATATTTTTCCAATATCTTTTCAAGTGCTTGAAATTCAGGTTCAAAAACACCTGTTCCTACTTTTGATACATCTTGTGTAACTACGACTTCATCTTCATCTCTAATGTGTTTAGATAGATGAAACAATAGATTATCTAATTCTTTGTATTCATTATAAACCGTTATTCCATAACTAATTTTCATCTGTTAGTTTCTCCAAGTTTTGTTCAAGTATTATTTTTTTCCTTTGACTCGCCGGTAATCTACGATAGTTGTCAATCAAATAAACTCTTCTTTTTTTACACTCTCTTAAAAAGAATGTTCTGAAAACATCGTGTTTTTTTACAAATCTTTTCAATTTTCTGTAAACCAATTCAACATCAGTATCGTCCATAGAGTCCTCGAAGTTTCCAATCTCGGTAACACCTCTATCTAATTGTGCACCACCAAGTAATCTAATTGCTTGGTCCAATGTTCTGGCATTTATAGGACCTCTTAGTGTAGTCTCTAATTGTAGTCCAACAAATAACTTGACATTTCGTTTAGTTGATTTCTTTCTATAAGTATACTCTGGGTCTATACATAATACGGTTCTTTTCTCTGCTCGTTTTGAGTTCTTACTTTTATATAAGAAAGAAACTATTTGTCCTGGTTGTATCTTTTGCCATATTGTATTCTTCATAAATCTTTAATTATACCCATTTCTTTACATGCACCTAAAAATTCATATTGTCCATATGTTTTCGCATTTTCCAAATCTAATGTGTATTCGTGTCCTTCATATATTGGGTCTTTTTGTTCTTCCGGTGATAACTTACGAACTTCTGCTAACTTCCAATTCCAATTAGTTTTTGTTCCCTCAGGAAAAATAATTCCTAATTTACCCATATTAAGTGTTGTTGGAATCCAAGTTATTTTTCTATCATAATCAAAAAACTGGACATCACGAACTAACTGAGTTGACTTGTTTAGTAATTCATTTAATACTTCGGAATCCTTTTTAAAAGAAGTGTTTGAAGTAAATCCACAATTAAAACACATATATGATTTGAAGTTTTCAACATTATTTACATCTTCTTCAAAACAATGTTTATCACTTAAACAATTTGGACAAGTTATTTTTTTCTCTGCCATACTAAACCTTTTTTAATTTTGGTAATTTTAACTTAACTTCTGTTGGAACACTATCTAACATACCATCAATTATAGATACCAATTTATCTTTCATTTTGTTATGAGTAAATGTTTCTCTATTAACAATCATTTGTTTTTTACCACGAAGTTTGTACTTATCATAATTTTTGTAAACATCTTTCAAGATATTAAGTGCAACCCCATAATTAACTTGGGACCACTTTGCTTCTTGATTTTGATACTCTTTTGGAAATGATGAATTAGGAACCTTTACCATAGTATGTGGTAGTTCAACTACATAATCTTTGTCTAAAAAATCTGCTTGACCTGTCGATACTGGTGCTATAATTGGTTTACCACTAAATGAAGCTTCTAACAATGGTCTACCGAATCCCTCTCCGTGTGTAAATGTCAAATGAGCTTTTACTTTTGGGTGATTGTATAATTGGTTCATTTCATCATCTCTTAAATCACCATGCAATAAATATATCTTTGGTAATGAATTCGCTACTATACTATCCTTAACCATTTTAATTTTTTTATTTAATTCATTTCTATCCATAACTGAAAATCCAGCACTACTTGTTTTCATCACAAGTGCGGGTGGATTTTTTTGGTTTTTGAATGCTTCTAAGAATACTTTTAACATCATACCAACATCTTTTCTATCTTCCCCAAGATTACCTTGTAACCAATGTCCTACGAATAGAAAACAAAATTCTTCTTCAATCTGTTCAAATTCATTTTTTAAGTCAATAGAAAACTCATTTGTTTCTTTATAAATATCTGGGTCTGCCCCCTCAAACAAAACATCAGATGGTTTATTCATTTTAAGTTTTCCAATTTCTTGTTGTGTCTTTTTATCAACTCTTGTAAATTCTACATTTTCAAAAGAATTCTTTGAAAATTCAGATGTAAATATTGTCATATCCATACGATTACAACCCTCTAACCATTGTCCTGGTGGTAAGGTGTGTTCAATACCAGCTGTAATTCCTATATTTTTTTTACCTAATGTTTGAAATTCATTTGGTATTACTATATGAATATGAAGGTCTGGTTGTCTGTCCATTCTTGGTTCTTGTAGTAGTCTTTTGTATATTTCCAAATGATGTGGATTTTTGTCTTCTAATGCATTCATAGGTGTATTACCCCAACGAACTGGATTAATCTTTACATCATACTTATCACTTTCAATAAGTGCTCTACAAATGTCTCGTGAGTGATTTCCATAACCACTTCTCGTTGCTACTGGTGCTGTTACTAATACTAATGGTTTACTCATACTTCTAATACCTCATATCTTTTTCTTGGTGTCCACTTTTCAAATGCAGTTTCCATATGGTCTATGAATAATTGTCCCATATGTCTGGCTGACATCATCGCGTCATCACCTGTTACAAACTCGTGTCCTTTAAAACCACACTCTTGTCTTTCCTCACTTGACATATCATAAAAATATTGGATAGAGTCTGCCGCATCTATCCAATCTGCTCGGTCATCAAAAATATATGGTGTTGGTGGCGAACCTTGTAATGAACGAGTCTTAGGCCATACTGGTTTTACCCACTCTCCGTGAGTTAAGTCTTTATTGTTTTCCCACTTTCTCCAATCGTGTAGTGATTCAATCTTACCATAATCTTTATAAGTTAAGAAATGGTTTCTAAATTTGAATCCACATTGGTCTTGCATACCACCCGTAACATTAACAATTATTGGTGTTCCTGACATCAATGATTCACAAGTTCCTAATCCGAATCCTTCATTACTTGCTAAGTTAATTGTTACATCACATATATTGTATAAAAAATTCATATGTTTGTTATCTAACTTTTGTGTTGAAAATATAATGTTTAAATCTGGACACAATTCTTTTATAACTTCTGGTAAATCGGTTCCAGCACTATCTACTGGTTGTGTATGTAGGACAAATGCAGTTTTATCTCTTTTTTCTTTTGGTAGTTTGTCTGCAAATGTTTTAAATGCCATAATTGTATCTGATGTCATTTTTCTTCTGATATTACGATTGATATACAACATAGTAAAATCTATTTCTTTACCTTGAAATAATTCATTTTTCATTTTATTCATTTCTAACAATTCTTTTTCATCTTTGATTGGATAAAAATATTTTTCATTTATTCCGTGTGGTATGTATGTTGAATCCCAATCTGTTCTTGGTTTGTTCTGACACACATTTTGAACTATGTTATGTGTCTGTTTAGAAATATTCATAATCAAATCACAACTTTCATAATAAGGTTCATTCCACCTCGGATAAGGTAGGTCGTCCCAGATATTGTAATAAAAGATTGGAATGTATTGTCTAATTTCGTGTTCCATTTGAAATAACCATTCCCAAAATCTTGGGTCTGTGTAAATCATAATAGCATCTGGTTTTTCAGTCTGGATTAATTGACGAACTAATTCTGGATTTCCATATCCATCTACTGGATATATTTTTAAGTAAGCATCTTCAACACCAGTTTCATCAGCGGTCGTTTGATTCATATCAATTATTTTACCATTGTCTGGATGTTTTATTGCACCACCGACTTGAACCCAATCATATTTATCGATAGTTCCCATAACTATTTCTCTTGACATTGTTCCGACACCACTTGACATTCTTAAATCGTCTGACAAGAGTAAGATTTTTTTCTTAACTCTTCTTTTGATTTCTGTAACTTTTTTTAATTTTGGTAAATCCATTAAAACCTCTTAATATTTTGAGCCACTTTCTTCTAAGTTATCATAATCGACGATAGTTTTGGCAAAGTCTTCGTCGTGAACAAATAAATCTAAACTACGATTTACTAATTTCTGTAATGAAAAGTCATCACGAATAGACTTTTCTCTAAACTTTCTATACAACTCGTTAATGACTTTTACTGATGTTAATTTTTCTTCTTTCATAATTCTGTATATATGTATATATAAATAGTTAGTTTAATCCAAAATAATGTATTTTTTATTTATTTTTTCACAATATTCTAATGCTGATTTTGTCCCTTTGGTAATCTCTCCGTCTTTACAAAATGCTACAACTTTGTCAGAATATTTGACTAAGTCTTTGTTTCGTTTGTGATAATAACCTGCTGCGTATGGTTTTCCATAATTAAAAGCTTCCATTTTACAATACATATTGTGTGGTTCGTGTTGTGGTGGAAACTCACTATAAGGTATTTTAAATTCTAATGCAAACTTCTTCGCGTATTTATCTGCTCCATCTTTTGCACCACCAGAAACCACCTCTACTTCTGGGTGTTCCATTTTTAATCTAAACATAAAACTTTTCATTTTTGTTTTATTGGTGTAGGTTCTACTTCCGATAATTGCTATCTTCATTAGTCGTTTCGTTTTTGTTTTCTGACTGGTTCTGGATTTAATTCGTCTTTATTAACGAATTCGTATGTTTTTTTGAATTCTTCTAACCCTTTTAAGATGTCTCTTGGGTTTTCATACTCGTATGCAAATCTAAAGTTTTCCATATAATCTTTATTTGCTGGTTTCACTCCCTTTGGTCTGATATCATAGGTGATGAAATGATTCTGGTCATCTGTTAACTCTGGAATAATAATTATTTTAGTATTAAACTGACCCTCAGTTTTCCAATACTTAATGAATGGTTCGAGAGTTTTTAAATCTACCATTTCTGTTTCTCTATCATACCAAAAATATAATGGAAATGGAATACCACTTAGGTAATCCAATTGTTTGATTTTCATCAACTCTTGAAATACTTCTTGTTCAAAATCTGTTGCTAAAAAATCTGTTACTTTTATTCTTAAACTTGGTTCTGTCATTATAAATCCTTACAACTTCTACACTTCAAGTGCTTTTCACATTTTTCATAGTCGTGTGCAATAATTTTACCTTTGTCATCATAACACTCGTCCATAAACTCTTGTAACCTTTTCATAACTTTGTTGATACTTGGTTTTCCACTCGCGGGTGAAAAAGATTGTAATCGTCTTTGTGGATACATCATATTTTCATATAATCTTCTCTTTAATATTAAATATTCAACATCTATTTTATCTTCTGATATTTCTAATTGTTTTGCCATAAAATGTTTATACAACAATAACTGATTAGTTTTGTTCTTGTCAGCTTTCATATATTTGTTCCAACCCATAGTAGATGACTTGATATCAATTACTTTCATACGACCGGTTTTCTTATCGTGTAGAACAACATCCATAAAACCAACAAATCTTAATTCTTTTGGTAGTTTGTAATTTAGGTTCATTTCGATACCGACTAATTCAGTATCTTTCTTTTTGAAGTGATTACCTTTTCTTTTTAAGAACTCATCAATGATAGCAAATCCGTCATTAGTGAACTCAACCATTTCTTCTTGTGTAACTTCAAACTCATCACCATATCTTTCTTTGGATTCTTTGAATAATTCTTTCATACGATATACTAAGATATCGTGTAACGGAAGTTCATCTGCTTCTTTGATTGTTCGTTCATAATAACAAACTAAGTATGCTTGAATAGTTTCGTGAATAGCACTACCAAACAAGGTATAAATATTACCTTTGAAAGTCTCTGCTTTATCCACATAATTTAACTTCCAAGTGTAAGGACATTTGTCCCACATCGCGAACTGACTATAACTTATTTTGCCCATTTACCTCTCGCTACTACCTGTGCCATAACTCCATAATTTGATACATCTGAAAAACTATCAGTTACTGGTTCACCCTCTACTGAGTTGTCCCCTTTTCTCATCAGTAATGTTTTCATTCTTTCTATCTTGTCGTTCATTCTGAACCACAATCCTAACAACGATAATTTAATATCCTCTGGTGTTTTTAGAATTGTTCCGACTGCGATATTCTGTGGACCATAATCATATTGTTTTCTACAAAACAATTCATATTGTTCTCTTTGTATCTTTTTAAATTCTGATGTCATTTCAGGATATGTTTCCTCCATATAATCCACAACATCATTTTTAGTATGTGTGTGTGGAATTTCATATTCGTTCTCTTGTAAGACTTTTGTAGGTGAGTCTTTAATCATTACTTACTCCATATTTTTTTTAGTTGTTTTTCTTCTACACCATATTTGGATACAATTGAATATACAACATCTTTACCCATAATGTCAAGTGTTTTTTCAATATTTTCTGAACTATCTTCAAAATAATCACATAATATATCCATAGCCCACTTTTCTACCTTGGATTTCTTCTTAGATTTTGTGTATCTGAGAAATGTTCTACTCTTGGGAATTACATTGGTGTAGAATTGATAAACTGATTTAGGTTCTAATTCCCAATATCTTTGGATTTCATTCACTACTTCAATCCACTCTGGTTTCATTGATAAAAATCTATGAACCATATAGTTGGACCAAGTCTTTTTATCAGCATCAGAAATCTCGTCCCAGTAATTTGGGTTCTGATTATTTGTAATTTCTTTTATGTGGTCAAATAGTGATTTTGTTTTCATTGTGAATAACCTTAGATATAAATAAATAGTGAGTTATATTTCTAAAATGTAAATTATTTAAAAGAGTTTCCAAGAATCCAAGTGACTATTGAATATCTAACACCACTTGATACTGGTCTAACTCTATGTCCTAAATATGATGGGAATAATATTAGTGAACCTTTTTTTCTTGAACCATAACAATTATCATCTCCTTTATCGTTTGACATACTAAATTCAAACTCCCCACCCTCATAATCATTTTCATCACTTAACTGAATTATTGCTGTTATCTTTCTTAGTGAAGTAGAACAATCACCTATGTCTAAGTGCCAATCATACTTATCAGTATCTTCGTATCTTAAAACAACAATGTCCTCTAATTCATATGGTTTTTTCAAGTCAAATTGAAAATTAAGTAGATTAGACATTTCACAAGCCATTATTATATTTTTTGTTAACTTGAATCCGTCTGACAAAACTACATCATTTTTTAATCTTATCTCTTGAACCTTTCTGACATCTTCATTTACTACATCTGAATCGTCTCCTTTGTAAGTTCCTGCAACGGTAGATTTCTGTGAATTAGACTGACCGAACTTTTCTATCAATTCATCACATTGTTTTGGTGTTAAAAAGTTTTCTCTATGTAATACAAACTGAAAGTTTTTTTTCTTTATCATCTGAAAGTTTTTCCTTTTATCCAAGTTAACATTGTATATCTGTCTTTATCGTAAAATTGTAAGACTTTGTGTGCTGCGAAAGCTGGAAATATTACTATCCTACCTTGTTTTGATTCTATTTTCTCGTTCCAAATCTGTAATCCACCACCCCAATAATCATCATTTAAAAAAATAACTGATGTCAGTTTTGTATTAATATCCACTAATCTTCCTGGTCCTGCTGCAAAATCTGAGTGTAGTGTTTCTTCTTCTTTGAAAACTCCCTTTTTGTAATACTTTCCCTCTTGTAATTGAATACAATCAATATCAAAATTGTAATGTATATTGTTTGAAAGTTCCATAATCTTCCAAACTTTATTTAGATATTTATCATCTTTGAGTTCTATGTCTTGTGTAGATTCTGAAATGTCGCGATTATTATCAATTATTTCTATAACCTCTTCACACTCATTCTGAGATAAAAAATTATCTCTTACAAGATACCATTGAAAGTCTTTACTCATTTAAAGTGATTTCCTACGAATAGTTCTTGTATAACATATCTTGTTCCCTTGGTAACTGGCGTTACATTGTGAGATAAAAATGTAGGAAATATAGTCAAAGAACCTTTTAGTTGATTCATTGTATACCACTCCTTTGTATGTTTATCTTGAATACCAAATTGAACTTCTCCACCCTCATATTCACTTGGGTCTGTTAATTGGATTATTGCTACAAGTTTTCTAATTGAACAACTACCTGCATTGAAATCCGTATGCCAACCATAAAATCCACCCTCGTGATACTTTATGAGTTTCAATTCATCATCAGCACCCTCAATATCAAACTTAAAAACACCTTGATTTACCATTTTTACAACTTGGTATATTTTGTCTTGTAACCATTTCCAATCCCCATTACATTTATCTGGTCTGTAAGGATTGATTGGTTGGTCAAACAAATACCATTCTTCAGTAACTCTTATCTCTGGTATAATTGCTGCTTCACCCTTTTCACCACCGACTCCACCTACAACTTTTTGTTCTGTGTTGGTTATTTGTTCTATCAACTCATCACATTTTTCGTGTGATAAAAATGTAGGTATTTGAATTGAATATTTGAAATCTTTATTCTGTATCAAACTCATCAGAAACTAAAACCCTATTTGCGAAATAATTTTTACCATTATCAGTTCTATTGATATTGTATGTAATTTTTTCCACATTATTTACCTCTATATTGACAACTTCTCTTTCTTGTAATTCATCATTTAATACTACATCACCAATAGTTAATGGTCTGTAATCTGAATCTACTTCAGAATCCCCCACTATATAAAACGGGTGGTCATCAGTTGCCTCAATTTTTGTATTGTCATTAAATTTGTATGTAACCATATTGTCGTGTAGAACTTTTACGGTTTCTAACACTTTTGAATTTTGTAATTTACCAGTTTCTACATCATATGTTTTTATCATATCGTTTGGTCTGATTTTGCATATCTGTTGGTATGTTCCGTCTGCTAATGTAACCATAGTGTCATAAGTAAAACAAAAACTTCCCCCACCTTTATTATGGACCAACATATCATTAGCAAAATAATTATAATGAGTTTCAACTCCCAATGAATATGTTTGAACTGGATTAATATCTTCTTGAATATCTGTTATTTCAGTTTCTACGATTGTATCACCTTGAAGTTCTAAACACTTATCTCCCACTTCTAATTGTTCAGATTTAATATCATATCTTTTTTCTGTCCATTGTGGTTTGTAAGATGACCAACCTTTTCCAACTACCCAATATGGGTGGTCAAATGTATTTCTATTTTTCTTATTACCAAAACTTATCTCTATAATATCTGCATGGACTGGTGTTTCAATGGATAATACTTTACCCACTTTAATCTCTTTTGTATCAAAATCATAATTTTTAATTTCATCACCTACTTCAATAAGTTCTATTGATTTTGTAGTTCCGTCTCCCATTGTAATTGGTGTTCCCTCTACAAAACAAATTGGTGGAATATTATGGACCAGTATATTGGATTGAAAATATGTATCAATGTCCTCAACATTTAACCCATAAAATGTTTCATCTGATAGAACATCAGTTTTTGATGTAACTTCTAACTCACTACCATCACTATTCAAAAAATAATCTCCAACCGATATGTCAGTAGACTTTTTCCAACTCCAAGTATCTCCTGTTTTACAAAAGAATTTTCCTCCTCCGTGCATGGTGTGTGGAACCGCAGGAACTTTTATACTTCCGTTGATTAAATAATATCCATAACCTCTACTGTTAATCGTCTCAACAACAATGGAACCAGAAGAAAATGAACCACTTAAATCTGTGGTAGTATAACTTTCCCAACTTAGACCCTCTGATTCGTCTGGCATACCAATCGGTTGGTATGACTTAACAACATCACCGACTTCTACATCTTGGATTTGTTTCGTTGAATTATCATACATATTAATTAAACTTCCACTCGCTACTATTCTTAAAAATCTTGGTTCTGGATGATAAACTTCACTTCCTGATAAAATAAATTGGCTCACCCCCTCAATATTCTGGTCAACATCTTGTCCAGCATTTATAATCTCCGTTGGTGTCACCCAATAATATTTTTTATTAGTAAGTAAGTGTCCTCTTCCACCACTATAACTACCACTTGATATTATAAACTTTTCAGTTATATAACCACTATTCACCGCGTCTTGATAAGTAGTAGTTCCTGATTGATATTTTCTAAATCCTATATCACCGGTCCCTAATGAAGAGTGAGCTCCTGGATTTTTTATTACATAGTCTGGAAAATTAACATTAGGTGTATAATTATCCTTATCAAATAATGGTATTAAACAACTACTCTCTGGTGATGATGATAGAATGGTTCTGAAAGAACTTTTGTTAAATGACCCACTAACAATTTCTAATAAATTATCATCACTATACCAAGGTGTTCCTATGAATAAATGAAAACTACCTGAGTATTGTGCTTGACCTCTTTGTGAAAAATATGTTATTGAAGTGTTATCATTATTCTCAAAATTTACTGAAATGTTGTGTCTTGCAAAACTCGCACTAATTAATGGTTGTTGAAATGATGAAGGATTGTGTTTAACATTGTCATCTTGTCCATAAACATATGCTGTTGTACAACTTTGAGATGCTGCATAATTTGAAATTTTATCAAAAGTGTTTTCTTGTCTCGATAAATAACCACCAACTCCACAAGCAGTATTCATCTCACTAAAATAAATGTTATTAGAACCTGTCTCTATGTAGTAATCAACACCCATAAGGATACTAACATTAGTATTTGATGGCCAACCACCTGCACTTCCTGTAATATAATTTAATAGATTTGTTATTTTTGTTTCAGCTGACATAATTTTTCCTACTTATAAATATCAATTTAGTCCATTTTAGTAAAGATATTCTCTTTCATAACCGATAGTGCTGGTTTATTCCAATCTTCTAACTTAATCATAGCAGTATCGTATCCTTGTTGTTTAATTTCATTACATCTCAACCATACTAAATCACTACCCAATCCCTTATTTCTATGTTCTGGAAACACATAACGATTACATAAATAAGGATATTGTCTATTCCAATCAATAAAACACCAACCACCCTCAACTAAATAGAATGACCAATTGTTTTGTAGTCTGTGTTTTAAATCAGATAAATTCCACTCTTCCCAATCTTTACCAAATGAGTCTTTGAATTCGTTTAACTCTCTTAAAACATCTAATTGAACCTCGTTCCACATCATTTGTTCCCAATTGTTGAACTCTTGAAATTTTGGAACCTCTCGTGGTTCATAATTACTTAAATCTATCTTGTAATACATTTTTTATTTTCTCTGCATATCGTTTATGTGATTTCGGTCCCGGATGTAACATATCGTCTGCCATATCAAATACATCAAAATAGACATCAAAGTATTCCTGTGGTAAGTCTCCGTCCCAAGTTCCCCATATAACTTTATCACGACCAACAAATCTATTTACTAATTCGTAGTTATGTAAAAAATTATAGTAGTTATTGTATTCATTGATACTTACTTTTTCTTTTACTTCCCATGCTTTGTAAATTATCCCATCATCATCAAACCAAGTTCTTCTGAAAAAGTGTGGAACCGTAATGATAAAAATTTGTCGTCTTGATTCTGGTATGTAAACTTCTGATAATGTCTTGACTGCAAAATCTAACCCAGTTCCACCTGCTCCATAATTATGAATTGTTGTATCCTTATCACCTAACAAATGTGGAAATGATTGTTCTTGTTCTAAACACCAACCATAAGTCCAACTACAACCAAAAGTATAGATTTGATATTTTGCATTTTCATCATTGTAGATTGGGTCTTCTTGTCTACCACCCTCTAATCTACCATTGTTATTTTCATAGATATTGAGTGCTTCTAAATGAGATTTTACATATTCTCCGTCATCATTTACATAGATAAAATTACCCTCGTCATCTTTGTGTTGATAAAGTTTAAGCCCGTGTTCTCCTTCTGGATATCCATCTCTTTCTTTTGTAGTTACTCTATGATTGTCATAGTAAAACTTTTCTACATTATATTTTATTTTTTTATCCATTCAATAGTATTGGTTTTGATTTATAATTTCTTGTTAATTGTTTTTTCGTTGGATATGTAAACTGATATTTATACAACCCGTTTATAACTTCTTCATACTCTTTTACTTCTTTTATTAATTGTTCATTAATAAATAGTTTGAAATCAATGTTTAGTTTTTCTACGACAAATTTTTCAATACCACTCCCTACACCCCAAGCACTTGGAAAGTTTTTATAAATATATGAAGGTTCTGTGTCCCAATGTGATATATCAATTAGTAATCCATACTTTACACCAATAATTCTGGCTTGATACAATAAGTTTTTTACCTCTTCATAGTTAGGTTTACCAGTTAAAATTAAATCTATATCATTGGTTTCCCAACCTTCTAAGAATCCACCTGTTAACCAAACTTTATAGTTATTAATCTTAGGCAAAGATAAAAATTCATCTTTCCACTTTTTAAATGATGATTGATTTGGTGATTTTTTAACTAAGGTAAATTCTAAATTACCTATTTTATATTTATGTTGCTGTCTGTTCAACTTGGTCTATCATATTTTGTGGTATCGTTCCACAATTTCCACAACTAAATACCTGTATTGGAATAACTGCTTCTTTACCTGTTGGTGATACCAAAGCTGATACTTTCTTTAAGAAAAATGCCTGTATGAAAGATGCGTTTCCACAATTTTCACAAGTGATAGTATCTGTTTTTGATATATCTATTTGAAGTCCGTCTTCTCGTGGTGGCATTCCTTTTGGATGACTACTCATTTTATTGTCCCTATTATTTCTACAAACATAGCCATAACATTTATTTCTTTATCGACTACGACTGCATCTGATTGTTGATATTTTGACAAGATTAAAATACACTCTGCTATATGACCTTTCCCCCAATCATCAACCGTATCAAACAATAACCTAAACAAGTCCGAAAAGTCTGATACTTTTGAGTCTGCTAATAATTGTCTGATGTTTTGAAATGAATTTTTCTTGTCCTGTGTTTTCAGTATGTCTAATAATTGTAATTTGTAATCATTTTGAACAATAGTGTTTTCATCAATTACTAATTTACTATTTACTACTTGTCTTTGAGAACCATTAATTACTCGTCTGATGTCTGGATATCCACCATTTACAATAGTGACGATATCTTTAATATCATATTCTACACTTTCATTAGTCAAGATGTTTGCTAAATGTTGTGCAACTTGTTTTCTATCTGGTGGAATAATCTGAAAAGATTGACAACGACTTTGTATCGGGTCAATTATTCTTTCGACATAATTACAAGTCAATATAAAACGACAATTCTTAGAGAAAGTTTCCATAAGATTACGAAGTGCTGCTTGGGCGTTTGGTGTAATGTAATCACACTCGTCCAAGATAATAACTTTCATATCTTTGAAACCTAA